ATAGTCATCCATATTATATTGTGTTAGTTATTACCCACTCTATTATTCTAAACGCTATGTATCCACATAGTAAATCGCTCATCCTAATACTCGTTTGTAGTGTTCTAGTTGTTTCTCTAGTTCCTGCACCTTCTTCTCGGCTTTCCTAGCGCGTTCTAATGCCCTTAGCTTGTCCTCACGGTATTCTTCTATTGATTTGCTCCAATACCATTCCTGCCGTTCTAAATCATTTGTGTATAGGTAGCATTCAGATAATGCCATTGCTATTTTGTTTAGTATTGGCATATCCTTTTTCTTCTTCCAATCAAGCACCGTATCGGAAACTAATTGGAAGTTTGCCATATAGTCAATGCTCTTTAATAAGTTTACTTTGTTCAAAATCTACATTTTTTACAGTCGAAGTGTTCGCCTATTTTATTGATGTAAGTTATAAAATTTTTTGGTTCTGTAAAGTAAGTCCAATCCCCTTTGTAATACCTAGCGGTAACGGTACATTCCTCTAGTGGTATGTTTGTGTTGTCATCCTTATATTGGTGTTCTACCTTTAATGCAATACCTCCTTCTCCCCATCTGTCAATCATTCTTTCCAATATTAGCTTTTGACCAGTAGGAATCTTATTGTACTTTCTTTTTACCTCTCCTAGAATCAACACCTTGTTGTCAAACTCCAACACAAAGTCTATGTCGCTTGGGTGCATCTTTCCGTTCTGCACACCAGTAAAGTCAATTACTTGTTTGACTTGGTTTCTATTTCTTATTAAACTGCTCACGAATATGTTTTAAATAAGTTCTCTAGTTTACTCCATACATTATTTAAGAAGCAACTTCCACAATTAGTCAGTACTGCTTTGTCGTTAAAAACCCTATTGTACATCTCTAATAGCTTCTTTTGCTCATCGGGTTGTACGGTGTTTAGTTTGCCTACTCTTGGCTTTAAATAGTTGTATTCTTCTTCTAATAGGCAGTTTGGTTTGTGGTAGGAATACAAAGCATTTAGTTTTTCCTTTCGTTCATCGCAGCCACAATCTTCCCCTGCCAAAAACTTCACCGCTTTCTTAATTCCAGTAGCAGTTGTAATCTTCTCTACTGTATCACCCACACCTTGACTTGCAACAGCGTGTTTTTCTTTCCACTCACGATACTCCTTACTCCTTTTATCGCCCTTAAATTCGCTCATAATCTTCGTTTTTTAAATCAATGTAATCTTCTTGTAGTTTATCTCTCAAATCTTGCTTTAGGTTTTTTAATGTATTAAATATACTCACCCAACTTATTGTGGTTTCAGCCGCCAGTTTTCTAATACTCATATCGGTTTGACTATATAACTTCCACATCTTTTTGTCATACCAAGTCCATTTATCCGCAACGTCATCAACAAGCAGACAAATCTTATGGAACGCTTCTTGTTCTTCCATATTGTCTGTATGCGGTATTTGCAAAAAAACCTCATCGTTGTCAATGCTAATCTTTTGAACCTTTTTCTTTTTGTTATAGTACTGATAATACAAGCTGCGTAAAGTAAAAAACATATAGCCACGACTAACCTTGCCGTCTTTAATTATTTTATTTGGGTCAGCATATTTAGTTAGGGCAATATAAGACTCCTGCACAATATCCTCTGCGTAATTGTACTCCCCAAAACCATTCACAATACCAATCCAAGTATCGTGTTGTTCTGCTACTACTTCAAGCCACTTGGCTCCATCCATACTATTGTAATACTTAATAAAAATAAACATACTTGTAAGGTGTGTTCCCTGCCATCCTCATAATCTGAATACGAATAAAGCGCACCAATCATCCCTCCCAAAATGGGAGAAAAAATAAACTCTGCTTTGTTGTACAATCCTATAACAATAGAGGTCAACCCTATCATACAAAGTGCTAAAATAAATGTCAAAATAATATATCTTTTAGTTCGCTTTTTTTACTGTGCAAGATGTCTTTGCCTAAGAACTCAAATCCTACATTGTTCTTACTCATTCTTAATCTTATAGCTTCTTCGTAAGGTGTGCATCTGCCACCAGTTTCAGTTTCCTTTACCTTTAAAACGTGAAGGTGTGAATACATCCAATCGGTAGGAGAACCAGTATATCGGTGGATACATAGTACATCGTCTGCACGGTTGCCCCATTTACCCCCTCCTTCTACACTTGCTAGTCCTAACGGTTGAGGAAGGTTTTCGTATTCGTGTCCTTTTATATGTGTTCTACGCATTGCCTCTGTGACACCGTGTGCATTTAGAAATACTGTTACGTTCTTCTTTTTAGCAAACAATCGTAGTTCACTTGCCACTTGATAATCGTACTCGTGACCGCCAACCGTTCGCAGTAGTTGTGGGTCTTTAGATAATGAATTGTAAGGGTCTATAACTAAGCCTTGATAATCCCAAACCTCTTTAATTGAATTTACTTCCTTCAACAGTTCCTTGTAGGTATATAAATCCTCTACGTCTATTATTTTAAAATACTGGTTGCACCAATCTATTGATTTGTTTATTTCGTCTTTGTCTGCCGTGTGTATTGGTTTACCCATTTTAAACTCTATTATCTTACGCACAATACTCTGTGGTGTGTTCTCACTAGACCATATCACAAACTTTAGCTTATGGTACACCGCCCACAACGTCAATAGGTAACATATAACGGTAGTCTTACCTACATTTGCGTGTCCTATAACCAAATTAAAATTGCCTTGCTTAAAGCGTATGTATTCGTCTATGTCAGGGATGCCTATTTTGAGTCCCTCTTGTATTCTTCCTTCTTTAATGTCAAAAATCTTTTCTTTAATATTGTCCGTTGTTGCTATCATCTTATATCTCCGTTCGGTTTAATTGCATATTTTCTTGTTTGTTCTTTCCAATTTCCTTCATCTCTTAATCTGTAACCTAGTATTGCGTTTACATCGTAATTCCAAAAGTCATCTGGGAAATCTTCTCCTTCTCTTAATTGTTTTAATGCCATAAAAAAAAAGGGGGCATTGCCCCCCATTAAATTAAAAAGGTAAATCTACCTCTCTTGCTTCGTTTTGTTGGTTATTAGTTACTTCGTTTCGTTCAGCTACTGTAACACCTTCTTCCGATAGCCATCGTACTGCTGCATTACCTAGCGTAATAGAAGCCGCTTTGTTCTCGCGTTCTTCTTTTGATAGCGTTTGTGTTACCCATACATTGTTTCCGTATTGAGATTGGTTTTGTACCATCATAGTAATGTTTAGGTACTTCTTTCCATTCTTACCTTCAATCAGCTTTGATTGGTCAATTGAAGTAAGGTCGATACTTCCTGAAATAATTGCGGTTGTCTTTTTTTCCATTCTATTTTAAATTTAAAATTATTATAATCTCCTTTGTAATATACAGTTTTTACTTTACAGTTTTGCAAGTTCATCCCAAACATCTTTTTTAGCTACAAATTTATTTTTTATTGCTTCTATGTTTCCCCCTTGTTGCAGCCACTTAATAGCTTCTGAATATTCTATCGTACCTCTATTGAGATATCTCTTTTTATCTTTTGCAGTCTTACCACTTGCTACATTACCATCGTCATCCTCTGCTTGTAAGGCGAGTAACGATTGTAGCGTGTAACGTCTGTAATAAGTAATTGCACTACCTAGTTTTTGTGGGTCGTTTAGTTCAGGTAATTTTAATCCCGATATAACACCACCAGTACCCTCAATGCAAAGTATCTTACTGTACACCATATCTTCTTCGATAGGTTGTATCAATAACAACTTGTGCTTTTTAAGTAAGGGTTGTAATTGTTTAAGTAGTGAATTGATGTCAAAATACTTTGACTTGTAAAAAGGATTGTTTGCATCCTTGCTAATTGCTCCTATCTCTTGTTGTAGTGCAAATAGCTTTTCGTTGATTGATTGTTGTTTGCTCATAATTATATATTTGTGTGCAAGTTACAAATAAAATTCCAATAAAAAAAAGGGCAACATTTCTGCTACCCCCTTTCAACAATTAAGAACAAAAACAATTATTAAAGAAACTTTTTGACTTTTGCACTATATGAATCAATCATATCTTGCAGTTCGTCAGATGTAAATTTAGTTATTATGTTACTTTTCATTTGTAATTCTTCCGATAAGTTATTACCAAGATATTGACTAAACTTATACTGCTCACCACTTCTGTACATATTACACGCTACGCATTGGGGTTTTACATTACGTTCATCCCATCTTGTAGAGTAGTGCTTACGGCTCATAAAGTGTCCTGCTTGTATTCCTCCATTCTTCCAATGTCCTTCCTTTCCACAAGTAACACACTTACAATATCCTCTACTATTAGAATTACTTAGTCTTATGTATTGACTAAATACAACATCTAACTTTTTTACTAATTTACTTCGTGTTGGTTTTTTAGATGTCTTAGGCATTGTTTTTTTATTCATCTATATACTCTGTAAGTACTTTACCTACTTCTTCATTGATACCTCTTATACAGTTGTATATATGTTTAGAGTTTTTTTTTACTTCTTGTCTTTCTTCTTTTGTGGAATCAGTACCTAAGTTAGTGTACATATCACAATCTAGCTTTAGTAGTTCATCTGTTCTTTCTTTTATACTTTTCTGAAAGTTGATTGCTATTTCTTGTGCTAGTTGTTTCAAATCTTTATCCATAAAATTACATTATAAGCCTCCACCCACCAAAGGTCGAACATTTTTTTTAAAAAGTAAATAGTTTTGAGTGGTAAGATATAAACAACTTATTTGTGTTTGTTATCCCCCATAATTTTTTCAGCACCTCTGCTACCGAAGTAACCTATGAAAACAATCGTTAAAAGTTCCTTCACAACGTCTAACCCATCAATCTGTAAATACCAACCAACAACAAAGGCAACGGTAAGGAAAACCAACGTCAGCGGTCTTACAGACCTAGCCAACCATCCACTTCTTGAATCAGCTACCCAACGTCTAGTAATACCATCAAACTCGTGTATCTCTTGTTCTAGCTTTTTAAGGGCAATCTCTTTGTCAGCGTTAGACATTTCCGACCCACCAATAAGAGTCCGAACAACATTCCCAATGGGAGTATCGTCAGCCAAACTACCAACCACCGCAGGTATCTTTTCAAGCAAGAATTTTCCAACACCAGTATCTTTAAACTTCTTCTTAGTTGCCATTTACAACCATCTCTTTGTATAAGTGTTGTGCTAGTCGCACTTCGTTTGGATTGTCTAAGCAGACATCCTTAGTTATTTCTTTGAATTCAGCTATCCTTTCGGTTCTTACACTTGCACAGCTTGACATCGCTGCAACAAGAATTATTAGTGCTATTTTCATATCGTTTGTATGTATGTTGGAGGAGTATTGCCTCCGTTAGTTTGTCGATACTTTTACGTATCTCCTTTAGTTCGTTTCTAAGTCCGTTAGACTTAATCTT